TATTCGTGGTCTTCATACTGGGAATAAGGCGGGATCTCGCCACGCTCAAGCGCTAACATCTCGTTTTTGACGTTATCGTAATCGATCGTCAAATCATCGAAGATTTCTTCCGTATTTCCATACGGCATATTTCTAATAAGCTTACCTAAATGCTCTTTATCTAAACTTTGACCCGAATACTGTAAAATTTGATTCATCGTAAGCTGTTTTCCAAGCTTCGTCTCAATCGTATCGGACTGCGGCAAGATTATAATCTGGTTTCTGATGTTCTCGGCTGCACGAAACTCAGCAATGTTTACCATTTCATCCCTACCAATGGCCGCAATAAGCGCATCATCTGGTAAGTAGAATTTGGCCATTTCAAGATAAAGAAAGACGTAATCGACGATGAACTGCGAAAACTTCTCGATATAAGGCTTAAACTTTTTCTCTTGCGCCATCGAGCGATACAAAAGCGCGTAAACGTCAAAGTTCGCATTCTTATCATCGTCCATTAAGGCTTCTTCAATCATCAAAACTTGATACATCTCAGAAATATTCGAATTAATGTAATCTAAAAACTGCGAACCATCCCTACCCGGTAAAACCGTCGGCAAAGCCCCTTGAAAAGTTAGGCCACGAACACCCGGCAAGAGCGCCCCTGATTGCAGCTTCGTTCCGGCCTGGTACAAAATCTTATCGTCACCGATAGTAATTTGAGTGGTAGCCATCTGAGACGCTGCCCGATTGATCTCGGCTTGATAAGGCCGCGCCTGCTTTATAAAACTTCTTCCCCTAGCAGCCGTGGGATGCTCATCAAAGCCCGTCCAAATAATCGGGAATATTCCGCCCGGAAGCTCTCCCTCTTCTAAAATACCTGCCGACGTTGCAATGTAAAAATAACCTTGCGGATAGGTTAGACTTGGCTTGAAATAAAATTCTTTTACTAATATTTGTTTATTTGTTTTCTCATAGGCAGCGCGGTTTGAATCGAACACGACGAATTCTTCGCCGCTTGCGCCGTCAATCATGGAAAGCTTTTTCTTATCGCCTTTATATTTTTTCCGTAATTCCTTCGGATCAACCATCTTCCTTACGCCGATAAAAGGTGAGTCCTCCATCGACTGCGCCTGAGAAGATCTAAAAACGTTAAAACCAAAGTGCCTCGTAAAAACAAAATCGCCCGAGAAAACCGGACGATCCATATCGGGCACCTGCTGGCCCATTTCATCCAACACCGGCTCCTCGGTCTCAGGGTCAATAGCACCCTCATAGCCTTGAAGCTTGCCCTTGGAGTAATCATAGCTAATCTGCCAACACACTTCTCCAATCCCACAAAAATCATCTGCCATCTGACGAAACTTCTCGTTTTGTCTGTGACGATGCTTCGTGTCCTCCCAAACCGAATGATTTAAATCAGCGCTCTTTTGATCTTGCATCTCTGATTCATTATGCGGTCCGACAGAAACACCGGGCACGGTCGATAAAATCGCCGACGTGTAGTATCTAAATGCTTTATATATGTGATTTTTTGTTAGGCGAAGCTTCTGCGTCTCAGTGAGGGACTCAGACTCCCTCACCCGGTTTTGATATATTTTATTTTTTCTTGCGTAGTGTTCCCCTGCAATCAGGAGAATATTGGAACGCATCTCGGAGAATATTTCTTTATCAGCGGCCTCAGCGGCCTCATAAAAAGCATTAAGATCGGAAATGCTCAGCTCTTCGCTCATAGTCCGCCTTACCTAAGTGGGCGTCCACGGCTTCTTGCTCAAATCCTTCTGGGTCTTCTATCAACTGCTGCGAAAATTCATCATGCTCACTGGGAGAAAATACTTTTTGCGCAGGAGACTCCAAAGAAATTTGAGGAGAAGTTCGTAGGCTCGCCTTATCGTCCGTAATTTTCGGCGCTTCGTGCGCTATAGCATCAAACTCAATGTATAAAATTTCATCAAACCTAAAAGACTTGACTTTAGCTTTTCCGCATGCTGTAATTATCTCACAAACCCCTCGAATATCCAAAGAATCTGCCGATAATCTCTTTTTAGGCTTAAGCTCTTCAAGAAGCTTACCTTTTATCTGCCTATCGTCAACTAATTTCTCGACTTTAGCCTTTTTTATCGTAGGACTAGTTAATTTTTCTACCGCAGAAGGCGGATATTTCCTCGGCCTGCCACGTCCGCGTTTAATCGGACCCTCTAATTTCATTTCAACCTCACTCAAAGCCGCATCCTGCAAGTTCGTTCCAAAAGCTAACCTCTTCATTGTGCTCGGAGACAAAATCCCCCTCACTTTTCTTCTTGCCATAAAATCTCTCTCTTCTTTCTTTTAATTCTTTTTGCTCAGGAGTTAATTTTTCCTGCATAACCAACGGTTTTGTAGCATCCTCAGCCGCATTTATCAACGACCAGTCCCAAGGGATCAACATTATGGTGTAGCGAAGCGCGTCGATCCCATCGTCCTTAGCAGCCTGCTTGGCAGTCGATCTTTTTAAGGTAACAAATTCATCACCCAATTTTTGAAGCTCAGGGTCATCATCAAAAATAAATAACATGTTCAACTTAAACAAAGTCGATAAAATATCTTCACCACGCTCCCGACTTTTATCAGCCTTTACAAACGGCTCGCCTAATCTTTCTGCCAACGTCGCAAAATCCTTCGCCGCAAAATCATACGTCTGCAAAGTAATTGGAGGAAGACCACGCTTTAACTCCCTAAACTTTTCTAAAATATCACCCGACGTCGTAACAATCTTATCGCCACGCCAACCCTTAAAGACATAGCCTAAACTCTTCTCAGGATTAACCGCCACGAACATAATCGCACCAGGATGAGCCTTCGCCCCACCACTTCCCGGATCCACACCCGCATAAATCGACCAGTTTTGGGGGATCGGGCGGGGCTTTATGAAATGTATGACAGGGTTAAAAACTGCGTAGCGCAAAACCGTATCGTCAGCCACGTAGCGCCCATACACCCGCCTCTTCTTTTCGTTCTCACTCTTACAACTATTCTCCAAATTCTTAATGCGCTCTTCGGTCCAATGAGAAGGCGTACCGTCTTCAAACAAGAGACAATCCCACGTACTCACACACAACTTAAAAGAGTTGGGTAAAAGCTCCTGCTCACCTCTGCCCTCAACCACACGATGCAAAAAAGTCTGGTTAAGAGTATTCGTAAATGCCATCGAAAAATAACCGTCCGTAGCAGCAAGGCGGAAAATTAGTTCTCCCCAATGCGTGTCGATTGGGATTTCTTCGTCACAGAAAACCGCATCCACGGAACTAGCAGATAAGGAAGAAACCTTCTGACTGTAAGCCTTAAAATAAATCGTTATCCCGGAGAAAAACCTAATCGTACTAATATGCCCGTCATCATACTTCTCCTCCCAACCATAAATGGGATCTCTTTTAAATTCATCTCTTGGTAAAAAATCAGGCTTCCACTTATCGTTGAACTCAGACGTGGCAAGATCGAATGACGGATAAAAATACCAAAATACCCTAGGCGTGCGATTGGGCCAAAGAAGTGGCCACTTCTTTTTATTCGTCGCCCAATCAATACATTTTCTTATTTGTATGGAAGATTTTCCGACCTGGTTTGAAGCTATTAAGAAATTAAATTTATTTACACTCTCAAAAAATGCACGGCTCCAACTATAAAACTTATGGCCGTAAAGATGCGGCAAACCACGAGTTAGAGCATGCCTGCGAGACTCAATTATCTGTTTGTGGGCTTTGACCTGCGCTAGTGTCTGAGCCTTCTTCTGCCGGCTTGTCAACTTCACCCTCAATAGTTAAAGTATTCTCAACCCTAGATAGCTGCGACTCCATCTTTGTTAATTCTTCCATAGAATACAAAGAATTTGGCTGTGGAGCATTTAAATTTAAATTAGTCGACTGCTGCTGAATCGCAACACGCTGAACAACCGAGCCCTTCACCACCTCATGAAGCCACTGCGTCGTTTGCCTGATCTCAGATAAAACCTTGGCGTTTACTTGCTTCTTTACTACCTGCTTGCCACTTTGATCGAACTTAGGCTTTCCTTTGCTATCAAACTGCGGAACTTTATCGTAAAAGTTAAGACCTAATATTTCTTCCATGCGCTCTAAACCTTTAGCAAGCATCGCACGCATGTTCGCGATGTAATCCATCGGAGGGTGAAGCACCCAAGCCAATATCTTAGGATGACGCTCTAGCCTCGCAATAAAATAATCGTGGCCGCAAATACCTGAATAAATCCTAGCTATCTTCATATGACGGTTTTTTCTACGCGCCTCAAAGAATTCATTCCAAAAATTCATCCTTAAGCACGCATCGGTGTGATCCACCTTTGCAGCCTTGGCTAAATCCTTCTCGTGCTCCAAAAGATATTCCTTTGGCATAGCGAGGATTAATTCACGCAAAATGTTGCTATTTATAATACTAACTAAAGAATTTTCATCATTAGTATCAAGAAGAGAAAAATCATAACCGCTTTCTTCAAACTGATTTTGCGCATCCCTAGCATGCACATCGAAGTCTCTTGAAAGATAAGCACTATCCTTTGGTGTATTAGGCATGTATTATGCTTAACACACCCAAGGAAGCATTTCCAGCCGCTCGTTTCCAATCGCCTGCCTAAGCCGGTAAAGCTCCGCTGCCTTGGTATCATCCCACTCAAAATACTTATGCACGGGACACTTAGGCGATCTCGCCTCAGCCAAAAGTTCTTTAGCTGTCACTTGACCTTTAAAACGTTTATGGATAAATTCACCAATGATTTTGGCATCGGTATCCGTAATTCTTGGATTATTCGAGAAATACTTCATAAGCCTTGCACCCCATGGATTTGAGTGCTGCATTTATAGAATTTTTATGGATTACGCAAGCCCAAAATAAAATCCCTAATAATAAATCGGTTAATACCTAATAACCCGGAAACCCTTGAAGCCCTAAGAGACTATATATAATACTATTGAACCAGCGTAAGCGGGCGTTCCCTCTCCTCTTTGTAAATCCGAACTATCTTACTCACAGCACCCTTCGTTAAACCCATTTCATCAGCCGTAGCTTGCATGTTTTGTGTGCGGCTATAGCTCTCGGCCACGGCCCGGTAATCGTGCTTTCTCCTCCCCGGCCTGGCCATCGACTCACCCCTAGCACGCTTTGCATCCCACATCGCCTTGACCCTAAGCGACGTATTCTTAGACTCAAGCTGCGCTATTGCAGCGAAAATATGCGAAATGAATTCTCCCATCGGGGTAGTCAGATCAATCGAATCAATCATCGAAATAAACTTCACCCCATGAGTCTGCAGATAAATAATCGAGTCGCAAAAATCCTTCACATTCCGACAAAACCTATCGAGCTTCCAAGTCAAAATCACATCGAACTTGCCAAGCGCTGCGTCTAAAAACATTCCCCTAAACGCAGGCCGATTCGTGTTAGTGCCAGTGGCTTTATCCTCATACACACTGACAATATCAAATCCACGAATCGAGGAATAATCGCGCAAAGCCTTCTCTTGCGCACGATTATCTTGCTCCTTTGAACTAACACGCAAATAAATAGCTACCTTCATTTTTCGTACCCCCGAGTGTCGCAGGTGTAACGCTTCATTGTGTACTCCACAGCATCGCCATTCAAGCGACCAAGATGCATAAGAGCATACCAATGCTTTGTAGCAGCGGTTTTTGCCTCCGTAAAAGTACGGAAAGGACCAAATAAAAACTCAGTCTTCTCGGGTGCTGGCTCATCGGGATACTGTGGAAAAATGCGCTCGGTCTTTTCTTTAGTGGTTTCGTGGTACCAAACAGGTTCGATTATTGGCATGATTTTTCTCCGGTTGTGAATTAAATACTCGACAATATTAATGCAAGAAATATGTCATTTTTTGTTACCGCGATGCGGGGAAGTTAAGAATAAATTTTCCAAAGGGGACACCCCCCGGTCAAAATATAAGCGACGGCAGGAAAAGCCTTTGGTCGCAAATACACGGCGCGCAAGCTGTATGCAGGCATGCAGTCTTAGCATGCATAAGTCATCTTATCTACTAACTAATAGCGGCCAATGCGTCGCTTTAAATGTTGGGACATTTTGGGGGCTTTTAAATATTGGAAGTTTCCCTATGGGTCAATAATGCAACTTCGATTTAAATATTCTTATAGACCAACGAGCAAACGCCTTTTAGAACTTGCGTTGGCATATTATTTAATTAATAACCCACCGAATAATCCTTAAACAGTGGTATATATTCTTTAAACACCCACCAATAAATGCTTATAAAATAAACACTTATATACCATACAAAATAATTGCTGATAATAATGATTAATCCTTAAACAGCTTGAGCGAGTAGGTTTTGGTGGTTTTTGTCAATAATATTACTTGACGACCGTAATGGCATATGCCTTGCAAGGCTTAAGGGTGTGGATAGCACGCAAACAACGGAGACATTAAAAATGAAATACAAATTTTACGTAACAAATTGGCAACCAAACGGACTCAGTGACCTAATCATTACAGACGAATATGGACAAATAATTGAATCCATAAATGACGCGCTTTTCGGACCAAAGATTTTTGTTGAGGCCGACGACCGTGTATTAATTAATTATTATGGCGAATCAATTGCACCAATGCGCAAGTCGGAGAACGACGAAGCAACTCAAGAATTAATTGACGCTGTACTTGATGGCCAATGCCATGACTTGTGTCCCGTGTACCGCACCAATGATTATCCGGATTATCTAAGAGGAAAGATTGCTATTAGTCCAATCGATGATGGCGCCGAAACATTGGCCATCCTAAACAAGTATTTGATCGACTAAACCAATTAATTACACACAACCTGAGAAAGGAATTAAACATGAGTACTAACACACTAACTAATCTATTCGATCGACTGCATGCGCATACAAGCCAAACAGCAAGAGAGCAGGAAAGAATTCGTGGGCTAATCCAAGCGGAGCTAAACACTAAGTTTGATGATTGGAGCGCATTACAAAAGGCAATCATCGATAGTGATAGCGCAACTGAATACACGTGGAATGAATATGGTGAAATCTCCACGTGGTTTCGATTTAGCAAGCTATCTGATGTTCTGGACGTGGAGAGAGAGTACTTGGAGACCTACCTAACAGACCATTTCATTCGAGTTGATTGGGACAATGATTGTCTAGTTAGGGACCAAGGTTCATGTATTATCGTCAACGAAGGTTATAGGGAGCATTCTGTATACGACATGGACGCCGGGAAAGTTGTAATTGACGGCGACGAGTACATTATTAACGGTGAAGTGAATGAAGTACTTCGAAACGAACTAATTGAAACATACATGGAGCGTACAGGCTATTTTCCAACTGTACTGAGGGCCGATGGCCACGGCAATCTTTTCTTGTTGAATACACAATCTACTAAGTAATTACACACAACCAGAAAAATAAGGAGTAATGCATATGAAAACCCTCAACGAAAAACAGTGGATTAAAGAACTATTCGAGTACGAAAGTTGTGCTGAGTGTGGTGGGGATGAGAGCGAACATAATGTAATTGAGGTAATGGGAAATCTCTTTGCAGTCTGCACTCGCACCGAACACCTAACTGAATTGGAGTAATGCATATGAAAAATGACAAGAGAGACCTAGACTACCTAGTAATTATGCCACCAGATGAGTTTGGTTATCAGGTAGTAATTATGCGGCCTAATGAGGACTTCCTAGACCCGTTAGGAGATTTCGAAAGTCTTGAGAGTGCACAAAATTTCATCGATAGTTTGGAGTAATGCATATGAATCAAGCAGTAGTTGTAGCCTCACTATTAAAAGAACTCGGTTATTCAAACGCAGAAAATGTGCCTCTTGAAGTTTGGTTGAAGCTACATTTTCTACAACGACCGAGTGAAAAACTTATCGAAAGACTTACTAAGTTATTGAATGAGGAAACTACATGAAAAAATCAACACTTAAAGCATTGTCTAAACTTTTAAAAGAAATGCGCGATGAAATTAAAAATCACGAACAGTACGTAAAGAAAAACCCATTTGTTGAAAGTTTGAAAGCACACGCAAGTAATTTAAACAAAATCATTAGAAAGGAAACAAAATGAAAAACTTCATCCTACTAATCACGCTACTATCAGCAAGCCCGGCATTCGCCTGTATGTTTAACGCCAATTGCAGTCCGGGCTACATATGCGCAAAGCCAAACGGTCGAACGTCAAACCCCGGCATATGCGTGCCAAAGCCACAACCGAATTATGTACCACAAATGCCAGCGGGCGTGTGCCAATGGGACAACGATTGCAGAGAACTCGGCAACTATGGACTTAAGTGTGTCAAAACATCAAGCAGACTATACGGGACGTGTCAGTAACTATAAACCACCTATAAGGGGAATTCTGAAATGAAAAACATTTTGATTTTAATTACCATCACTTTGGTTTTGTCAGCATGCGGAGAAGAAGAAAAAGATTGCGACAAAGATAATTCTTGTCCGTACGAAGAGCCGGAGAAAGAATCATTTCTCATCTCAGGTTCGGTCATCTCGGCTTTTACGATTCGAGTTGACGGGAAAAAGTATTTGGATATCGAGGATTTTTACTCACAAGAAATTTCTCGCCTGCCAGCAAAAATCGAGGCCGCCGGTCACTTCGGCTATGAAGTGGCGCTCGAAGGCGAATTAGGTTACTCCGATTTAATTAATGGCATGCAGGTTTTTCTTGCGCCAAAGAAAAATCGTGGTTATGCCGCACAAAGCGAAGTCTATGAGGACGCAAGCTTTGAATTCGAGCTCCCTAAAGAAGCAGCCGGAGACGTTTATAAATTAAAAGCCACGAAAAGAATTGCGCTCGTCCTATCGAACGAGCTTGAAGAGAAAAGGTTTTGCTATAATTTTTCTGCGAATGAAACATCAGTAAAATACGACGAGCTAGATTTGCCCGTGGTCTTAGATCACTTCGAAACCTCCATCACGGCATACGACTGTACTAAAGACGAAAACGGTATGATTATTCCAACAGCGGATGAAATCTAATGGTAACGATCGAAGTATACGCCGCGCCTTCTTACGGGCGCGAGCGTTTTTACCCGGCGAATGATCAAGCGCAAAGGCTTTTGCTCTTATTAAGGAAAAAATCGTTTACCGACACCGATTTAATTTTAATTAAGGCCTTAGGCCTGCCGCTAGCGATCGTGGAAAGACCGAAAAATCCTCTAGAGGAAAAAAGCCCTGCTGAGTAAAAACTAAGCAGGGCCGATGACAAAGGAATAGTTGGAAGCCAATCCAGCCTCAACTATAGCATGCCCTTTAAAGGGGCAAAACAGCCCCGCCATTGCGAGATCTCTTATAAGCTAGGCCAGACCACGCCCAGACCCCTTAAAATCGCCTATAAGGGTAATTTGGGAGACGAATCGAAATGGATTTCGAAGCCCTGAAAGCCGGTAGGGCTGGTAAGCCTACCATCGTGTGTGTAAATTTTAATCATCTACCGCCGCAACTATCGGAGATAATAGGGGTTATAGTAGGTGGTAGGTATGGTAGATATATATATATTATAATATTATATATATACACACTACATACCTATACGCTCCGTATATGCCCCGTATATAGGAGCAACCCACCCCGAAAAAGCCCACTACCATGACTACCACCCAACTTTTCTCTTTGATTTCATAGGTATAGACCCGTTTACCAACCGATATGGTGACCCTCAAGCCACCCACCAAGGCAGGGTTGGCACCTACCAGTTGACGATTTTTGGCAAGGTGGTATACACCCACCGATCAAAAAGGAGGTAGCGAATGTCTAAAAAGTATACACGAGAAGAGTGGTTGGAAGAGATCCGGCACAGTCCAGAAAATGAGTCTTTGCAAAAGGAGCGACGGGAGTGGACGCTTAAAATTTATACATCTCTTGTTGCGGGTAGTCATGGTGGTGCTGGACTACAGCAAACGTATGACTCCGCTTTTTTGATGGCTTATCAGCTTCAAAAAACTATCGCCGAAGACTCTCAAGATTGAAATTCTCACTAAACCGAAGGCCTCGGTAGGTGATTCGCCGGAAGGTTTTACCGTTTTCATGGACCCGTGGGGTCCCGATGGTGATTTGTTTTTCAAGCCGTAGAAACTCCTTGAATTCTCCTTGTATTCGTGTGTCGTGAAGTTTTAGGTTTTGGGTGCGCATGCTCATATAAAATTCTTGCAATTCGGAGGCGCGAATTTCCCCCCCTTGATCCAAGATAAAGTATTTTTCGAAAATAGCTTCATAGACTTCATATTTATTCGCCACGGTGACTTCGAGTAAAT